TACCCAACGTTAGGCAACGTTAATTTTTTCTTTTTTCTTGTCTAAAACTGTAAATATTATCATTAGTATAGTAGCAATTAATGCCATTATAGAACCAAAATAAAATGGCGCATTTGAATTAACCTTATCATACAATAATCCTGCAATTAAACTCGCAGGTAATAAAGTAATTCCAAGTACAGCATGATAAATTCCAAATCCCGTCCCTTTTAAGTCTTTACTAACAATATCAGAAATCATTGCTTTCTGGCTACCATCAGTCAATGCACTGTAAAATCCATACAGCATAAACAAGAAAATAAAAACATTTATACTATTAAACCTACCGAAAAAATAATAAACAATTGCATATACTATAAAACCCAGAATAATCAATTTTTCACGACCAATTCTATCCGATAATTTTCCAATCGGTATGGCCAGCAAAACAGATACTGTATTAAATATCATATATACAAAAGGAATGTATGATTTATCTATACCTGTTTCGCTTGTTTTTACAAGCAATAATGCATCTGCTGAATTACCAAGAGTAAACACGAAAATTATAATAAGAAAGAAATAAAACTTTTTGGGTAAAAGTTTTAATGAAATCTTATTGGTGGTTTCTTTTTTTTCTGCCTTTGCTTCTTTTATGAAAATAATAATCGTTAATACACCAAGAATTGCTGGAATGGTTGCTAATAAAAATATGTAAGAATAATTTAATGGAAAAATAGATAACAATAAGAAAGCAATCAAAGGACCAACAATAGCCCCACTATTATCCATTGCTTTCTGAAACCCAAAAGTTTTACCAGCTTCATTTTTTTTAATAGAGCCACTTATAAGGCTATCTCGTGGTGCCGCTCTTAAACCTTTTCCTATGCGTTCAAAAAACCGAAAAAATAAAATCTGAATTGGTATTCTTGCTAATGCATATAAAGGTGTTATAATGGCTGTAATACCATATCCGATAATCATGAATGGCTTGTTTTTACCAATCTTATCACTCCAGTACCCCGAAATTGCTTTTAATAATGATGCCGTACTTTCTGCAATCCCTTCAATTAAGGAGATAGTTGTTTTTGATGCTCCTATCGACAATAGGAATAGTGGCATCACACTATATACCATTTTGGTAGATGTGTCTGTGAAAAAACTTGTTAATCCGGTGAAAAAAGCATTTTTCTCTAATCCAAATATTTTTTTCTTTTCATCCATTTTATTAGTCATTCCGCAGTGTCTTTTTTAATGTTGCCTAACAGCGGTTTGGCGGCATTAAAACGACCGCCAAGCCGCCTTCCGTTAGCAACAAGGCTACGATAGTAATTCTATTAAAGCGTCTGCATGGCATGGAACTGAAAGAGAACAAAAGCATGCCAAGTCAAAACCGCGCAATTGCTCTAAATTTTCAGACATCCATTTAAATCTATCAAATTGTATGCTTGCTTCAATTTCATCAATATAATAGTAGCACATGGCATTGTTTAATATACATTCCTTGTATCGCTTTACAGATTCTTCTGCTCCTAAATCCTCCACACGAAAAGGGTTTCCCCATTTTGTTGGTCTTCCTACGTATTTCGTGTTTTCTGGTATTCTGTAGCCTTTTGTTCTTTTTCTTTGTACTCTTTTCATCATTATCGGTATTTACCTGCCCAGTTGCTAACAAAGTGTAGCCACAATAGGCGGAAAGTTAATACTAAATTGAAAAGTCAGTGTAATGCTTACTATGGTTACACTCGACCGTTGTGCGTCAGTGGGGGTTTCGTGTTTCAAGTTATCTGTATTCATGTTATTAAAATTAAGTGTTTCAAATTAAGTGTAGTGCATTTAAGCTCGCATTGACGTAAGGCTGCGAACCGTTGTGTGCTATTTTAAAGAGCGACACTACTCTACTCATTCGTTAGCTGCAATATTAAAATTACCGCCTATCACGAGTAAATGATGTGACTCTTTTGGAGTAAGTGCCTTTTACAATATTCCAATGACCATACAATTCAGTCCTTAATTTGTCTGCTTTCCTTAACAACTTAGGGTCTAATGACCCAGTTGAATTTTTGATTTGTTCTGAAATTTCATTGAGTTCAGAAACTTTTTTGTCTATTTCTTCATTTTTTAATACCACATTAACAATCTGCAAAGTATCTGGCAAATCGCATTTATTGCAGCATTGGAAATCATTTTCATCATCAAACTTATTTTTCATTTAAGGTATATTTTTTTAAGTTTTTAAATTGTTTTCACTCTATTTCAATCCATTTGTTTGGGTTGTATGTTGTTCCATAGTCATAGAATGTGCTTTGTGCGAGGTTACAGTTTAATGCTATGTAACCTGTTGCTCCGTTTCGATGTTTAGCTATGTTTGCAAAACATAGTCCGTCTGTGGTTATTGTTTCTCCTTTGTAAGATACTTCTTTTATGTCGTAATACTGCGGCCGGTAAAGCATGATGACAATGTCGGCATCTGCTTCTAATGAGCCTGATTCTCTAAGGTCTGAGAGTCTGGGTTCTGGGGGTGTTCGTCCTTCGACGTTTCTGTTTAGTTGTGATAGTGCTATAATAGTAACATCTAATTCTTTTGCAAGGCTTTTAAGTGCTTTTGTGATCTCTCCTAATTCCTGATCACGTGTTTGGCCTCTTGTTTTGTTAGTATTTATCAGTTGGATATAGTCAATTATTAGTAGTTTTATTTTATGATTTGCTTTCCATTCTATTGCTTTACTTCTAATGTCGGAAATGTTTGCAATGCTTTTGTCGTATATGTTTATTGGTGAATTTTTTATAATGTTTGTTGCACGTTGGATTTCCGTCAGTTCCGTATTAGAAATGTTTCCTCGCAAGGTTCTTGATATCGGAACTGATGATATTATTGATTTTAGTCTAAATTCCAATTGGTTTGAGCTCATTTCTAAAGAGATGAAGCCTATTGGTATATTTTGGTTTATTGCCAAATTTTTGGCGATATTGAGTGCCAGGGCTGTTTTTCCCATTCCGGGTCGTCCTGCAAGTATTATAAGGTCGGGGGCTATCAGGCCATTGATGACGTTATCAATGTCTGTAAGGCAAGTTGAAATGCCGTATCTTTTTATTTCGCCCGTCATTATTTTTTTTATTTGGTTAAGGTTTTCGGTTGCGATAGTTTGTATATCTGTCTCATTGTTTAGTTCTTCTTTTAGTTTTAATAGTTTTGTGCTAAAATTATTGATTTCCTCGTCAATATTATACTCGTCGGAGTATGCTTTTTCGATGGCTTGAGAGCACATGTTTATCAGTTCTCGTCTCATCCATCTTTCGATTAGTATAAGGCAGAAGTCGGCGGTTCGATGGCCTGATGCTATTCTTCTTGTTAGTGTGGCTATGTAATATTCACCTCCGATAGTTTCAAGTTTTTTCATCTCTTTCAACTTGTATGTAACTGTTAGCATATCAACATTTTTGCCTTCATTAAAGAGTGTTTTTATTGCTCGGAAGATAATTTTATGGTTATTCAGGTAAAATGTTTGTTCATCAACAAGTTGCAACATTGTTATTAATGCTTTTTTTTCGAGCATGGCTGCTCCTAACACTACTTGTTCAAGGTCTGGTGCTTGGGGTTGGATGTTATCGTATGTGTAGTTTGCTATAATCATTCGTTTCCGGTTAACCATATTTTTTCATGGTTAATTTGTTCTTGAGGTTGTAATTTAGTTTGAATGTTTGTTATTATTTCATTGTTGAATGATTTTTTTCGCAAGTATCTATGTAGGTGTAGTCGTTTAGACTTGTCTGGTGTTGCTTGAACGTATAGTGGTGCATGTTCGATAGATTTCATTCTTTCTTTGTCTGTTAATTTACCCCATTGCAAGATAGCATCTTGTTTATCTACTTTTTTGTCGTAGATATTCCAAATTTCTTCAAATGGAATATTTAGAATTTTATTTTTTGTTGTGTCAATTAGTTTTTGATAATTTTTTAAAAGAGATAGGATATGTTTGTCAATTTCATTAAGCTTATTAATAGATCTTCTGTAATCTATTCTTTTTTTCTGATAGTCAATACATATTTTTATTTTTTTCACGTCTTGGTTTGTCATATTAGATAAGGTTTGAGATGTCGTAGTTTTCGTTTTCTATTTTCAGGAAAGCGTAAATAGTATATTTTAATATTTGTTCAGTTGTTATTTCGGTTGTTATTTTCGTGTCATTATCATTTTCGATATAGGTTGTCCAGAACACGAATTTAACAGACAGGTTAAATCCTTCTTTGTTATATTTTATTGTTTTACTTTGTTCGCCTGTTTTTCTATCAAGGTTATTTAATGCTTGAAGCTCCATTAGCATGACTATTTCGTTTATTTTTTTGGTTAATTTTTTCATTAAGAAAGTTTTTATGCGGCAAAGTTAATTTAAAAGTTTGGGAAAAATTACAAAAAAGATTAAAAATAGTATAATTTAGAATTATTTTAAGTAATAGGTGGTCATTTTTTTGTAAGTATGGGGGATGTATTGGGTTAATTTGTGTAAATTTAGCCTTGTAGGTGAACGTTTGCGGTCTTATACGTGGTTAACATTGGAAAAGTGAAAAACGTTGTTAAAACGCTTAAAAATGCGTAATTTTATTAAAGGGGTTAAAGGGAATTAAAAAATCACTTTTTTTTAAATTCATCAATTTCAATTGAGAGAAAATTGATAAAGTCATTAATGAAAAATAGTTTAAGTTGGTAAAAGATTTTTTTTACTCCTTTTGACTTGTTAATAATGTTAATAAGTTCTCTTTGTCTCATTTCAGCATTATGTTTTTGCCTTCGTAAATAAGAAATGTTTCCCATATTATTTTTATTTTTAAAGTTATTTAAAAAATAGGTATTTTGTTTGTTTTTAAATTTCGAGTTATGTATTTATTGATCAAGCGTGCCGTTTTAATGTTTGTCTCATTTCAGTTAAGGCCCGTTAGCGGGTTGTTTTAATTCGATTTGACACACCCTTATAGGCAAGTAAGAGAAACCTCTTACCTGCCTGATAACATTCTAATCCTCCTTTGAAAAGCGACCACGTATTGCTTGAACAGTTCCATAGCTTTTCTGTTGCCCGACGTAGAGTTTGTTTATTGCTTCTTTCAAAGTATTAGCCTTAACGGTAACAGGATACCATTTTCCGTTGATTTTTTCGTCTTTGCCTGAATATTTTGCCATGATTAATTGAATTAAATTATTTATAACTAAAATTGTTAACTTTGATTAAATGACACTTTTTTATTTCATTGCAGATAAATTTGCCACGCTTTGTTTTTTCATTAGAAAAAATGAAATTGCTTTAATGATTTTTTTCATTGTGTTTAATTGTTAATTGTTAGTTATTATCCATTGGCATTAAAAGATAAGTTATTTTATTAGTAACCTCGTTGTTTATTATAGGTTTTATAATAAAAGGTTTATTATTGTCTTCAGAGAAGTAAATCATTACAAAATTACTTGGGCAATTTTTGAGGATTTCAAGCAAATAGTGATAATTGAAAATGAAGGAGTAAGCGTTTGGAAAGTTGCCCGAAATAGGAATAAAATCACAACCGCTGTTGTTTGTTTCTTCATCAAATGTAAAGACATTTAGCCTCCCATTATCAGTAATGAATTTAACACTATTTGTTTTTTTAGTTGTTAATGGTTTTAGGCGCTCAATTATATTGATAAGTAAATTTTTATCAATTCTTATTTTGTAAGATTGATTTTTAGGGATAACCGCCTGGTAGTTTGGGAACTGGCCAGGAAATAAAGAAGTGGTAAAAATTTTATTGTTAAATGCAAAGGTAATAATTTCAGTGTTATAGTTAATCATACATAATTTATTAGCTTTTTTTAGGACGTTTAAAAACTTTGTTATTTCTGTTGCATTAACATTTAACGGATGTTTTAAAGAAATAGGGTTATTTATTTCGTAAACGACGAGTTTATGGGCGTCAGTGGCTGCGAATGTTAATTTAATATCATTATCATTATCATTATTTGAATTGTTAATATTTATGTTATTTAATGCAGGACGGAGGTCGTCATTACTTGCTGCAAAGGAGGTTGTTTTTAGTGCTTGAAACAGTTCCTGACTATAGAGATAAAATGAACAGTTATCATTTTGTTTGGCTATTGGTTGCTGTGGAAAGGATGCGGTTTGCTCTTCATGGCAATTCATTGTTATTATTGTTTCTTCAAAGGCTAACTGTAACTTAAAATCATTAATAGAATAATTAAAAATTAATTCGTTGCTTTTGATTGTTTTGATTATTTTAATTAGTGTTTTAGCATCAATGGTAAAAATAGCCGTTTTTTCAATTGATAAATTTTTAATTGGGATTATTGAAGTTAACCAGCTATCTAAATTTGTAGCTATTATTTGTAATTTATTGTTAGAAACTGTAAAGAAAAGATTTTGTGTGATTAAATCATTTTGCAAGTGTGTGAAGTGTTTTAAATGGTTTAACTCATTAAGTAAAATTTTTTTTTCGATTTGAAATTTTACTAATCCAATGGTTTCGTCAAATGTTTGATCAATTTTTTTCATTGTCTTAAAATTTAATGTTAGTAAAAAAAAGAATTACGAGGCAAAGATAATGTGCCGTGGTGTGTTTTTCCAAATTTTTTTAGTTAAAAAATGCTAAAAAATTAAAAATTTATTACGACAATATTACACACCATTACTTAATATCCTCATTATCAGATAATTGCAGCCTCGATGCAAATTCCGATTTTAAGGAAATGTAATAACTAACAATAGTAAATAGTAAATGATCACCAAAAGAAGTAAAAATAAATGATTTTTTTCCGCTTATCCTTTTTATTACTTTTATCCTTTGTAAATAGTAATAAGTAGCTATTAACGTCTGACGTGTGTAAACAATGTCTAAAAAAGAGAATAAATCAGGAATATAGATAACACCTTCGGCGTTTGAAAAACATTTTGCAGAAAGTAAAAAAAAAGGGGTGATAGTCTGAAAATGTAAGGAATAGCCGTGAGATAATAAATGTTTGTTTAATAAGGATGTTAAACGTTTGGTAAAGAAAAAAGATAGTGAAAGGGTGTAAAAGGTGGTTAATAAATGATGATTATCATTATTATCAAGATGGTTTAACATAATGAGTTATAATTAAATATTTATATATTAAAATGTGATGTTATTAATAATCAAGCTATTAAGACAATGAAAACACCACAAAGATAATAAAAATGATAAAATGAAAATGCCTTTTTGTACTGTTTAGTTTGTCTAACTCCGAATGATTATCAATGAGTTACATTTTAATTTAGAATGATTTAAAATAATGACCACACCTTATTATATATAGTGTTCATTTTTTTTGCAGCACATTGTTTAATGTTACATTAACAGGTGGCTTCAAAATAAGCCGCCAGATGCACGAAAAATATTTTTTTGATGTAATGTACCAAAACAATTTAAACGTCTTAAAAACGCCTAAAAATGGCCAAATAAAAGAAGTATGAAAAATGGGTAAAAAAAATGATGATGTGAAAAAGCCTTTTTGTACTGTTTAGTTTGTCTAACTCCGAATGATTATCAATGAGTTACATTTTATTTTAGAATGATTTTAATTTAAATCTGCAGAAAGAAAAATGACACTTCACTATTGATTACACTATTTTAGTATATGAATAATTAAGTATTGAAATACTTTTTTACATTTTTATTTTGACCATGCGAAAAGAAACACTTTGCTTTTTACATTGACTACTCTGGCGATAATGTGTGTTAAACACACCCCCACCCTTCGCACTTTTTGACTTCACAGGCAATGAGGGTGGGGGTATGTATATATATTAAGTCCTCACCTACATTTATTAAAAAGTGCCGTAAAACTCAGTAAAACTCATTCATCGCTTTAGTGTGGATGGGTAGTTCACTCAAGTTCAAAAACTTTTTGTAATTTTAGTTTACTAAATCAAGATTTAGATTTTTCAATAATATAATTTACTTTTGAGATTTGGTTTATTTTCTATTTTGATTTTAATATTTTTTTTGATTCAATTAATTTTTTTACTTTTCATAATTTTTTTCTATTTCTTTTTGTTTGTTCTATTTTCACTTCGAGGTTGTATTCTTTTATATATTTTAGTATTAGTGTAAGTATCAATCTATTATCTATTGAGACATAATCTTTATTTATTGATGATGTATCATATATTTGGCAAATTTCATTTTTCACTGTTACTTTTATTCCTGCGAAGAAGTATGATATTTTATTATCATGGTTTATCATCATTTTATTTCCTTCTTCAATTCTTGTAGGTGGGTATTTTTCCATCAGCAATTCGATTATATTTTGTTTTATATCTTTTGCTGGTTTTTGATAATTTATTTCCATTCTTTTCTTATTATTGATTCTTTTTCTATCCATGTAGCGTGGATAATATATTTTTGATGCATTTTCATCATTATTTCATTTACCATTTTTAGTAGTTTAGGTTTTCCTGCAATTGTATTTAACTTTATCACGTCTCCTACTTCCATTAAGTTCCAAAATTCCATTAAAACGTTTTTTAGTTCGTTTTTTGATTTTACGTTATAGACTTTTCTTTTAAACAACAGTTCGTTTTTCATAATTTGCAAAACTAATTAATTAATTAATTATTTTTGCTGTTTACAAAAATTTTTTTTTATGATTATTCCTTACGATTTTGTTTTATTAAGGCTTAAGCCTATGAATACTGAAATATCATTTTCCACGAGTAGTTTTTTAATTGATTATTCATTTAATCCATCATTTCATCAAAATCTTGTTGGTGATGTAGTTATGCTTCCTAATAAGTTTTCCATTCCCACTAAGGATACTGTTAAGCGTGGTATAGAATGGCTTCCTGATATTGATTTAAATGTTGGTGACAGGGTAATAGTTGATTATTTTCAATTATTGCAGCATTTTGGTAAAATTGTTCATAGGTATTCTAATGATTCGCAGGAACTTTATATTAGGGACGGTAATGATTTTTTAGTTTTTGTAAATTATCATGAATTATTTTGCAAGATAGATCCTATAGTTCCTCTTAATGGTTGGGTTATTTATGAGGGTATTTATGATGATGAATCTTATGGTGAATTTAAAAACAAATTACTTTCCGAGAAGATGGGCAGGGTAAAATATGTTGGTAAGTCTAATTTAGAATATCAAGACGGTTCAATTGATGTTGATGGTTTTGATATAGGTGATATTATAATTTTCAAAAAAGGTTTTTACAGGAAATTGGAAAATGATCTTTATGCCACACAGGATAAGAATTATTATTTAACTCAAAAAAGATGGATATTAGCGACATTAAAAAATCAGTAATTTTTCATATTGGAGATATTTTTGAAATTATGAATGCTGGGACTTACAAGGTTTCTTCTCATAGTGATTGGTATTCGATACATAATTTGGTAGTTGAGGTTAAAAAAAAGCTTCTTACCTCCAATTATAAACACAAGCCGATAAAAAGGGAAAGGAGATGGATTGTTAACAAAACATTTAAAAAAGAATGAAACAGACTGAACAACAGACTGAACAACAGACTGAACAACAGACTGAACAACAGACTGAACAACAGACTGAACAACAGACTGAACAACAGACTGAACAACAGACTGAACAACAGACTTTAAATATTCTTATTCGTACTTCTGATAGGCCTTTTTATTTTAAGAGGTGTATTGACAGTATTTGTCATGCCAAAGGAAACTATAAAATTAAAGTTTTAGTTTCTGTTGATAACAAAAATTCAGAAAATTATTCTAAAGAGATACTTTTACAAAGCAATCTTGATTTTGAGATTATTTTTGTTATTAAGGGTAGCAGGGATTTTTATTATAATCTTTATCTTAATAAGCTTCTTGATAAAGCCGAAGGGTGGGTGTGGATTATTGATGATGATGATACAGTTTTAGATATGGATTTTAAACTTTCAGATAAAAGGGTTGTTTATATTTTCAAATCTAATTATTTTGGGCGTTCACTTCCAGAAGATGAATATTGGGAAACGATAACGGAATGCCATATTGCTATGCACTGTTTTATTTTTCATACTGAAGGATTACGGTCGGAATTTGATAATCAACGAAGGGCTGATTACAGATTTATTAAGCATTTAAGTTCTTACAGAAAAGTTGAATGGATAGATAAGGTTGTAGCCGTTGTTGATAAAAAGGGTTACGGTTCATGCAATGATTTACCGGCAAGTATAGATTTTGTTGTTCCTTATGCTTTTGACAAGAATCTTGGTAAAGAATATAATCGGATATTTGAACAGTCGAAAGCCGATTACGTTTGTATTATGGATGGTGATATTTTGTTTTTTCAAAATAGTTTTGGTCATTTTATTTCTAACGTTATTTCTAAAAATTACGATGGTGCAATTTTTACTTGTGTTACTAATCGAATAGGTAATCCTGAACAACGGATAGATAAAAAAATATCATCAGATGCTAATATTTTAAGACACAAGAAGATTGCTCTTAAAAGAAGGCGTAAATACGGATATTTTGTTACTCAAGCCCACATGCGAACATCAATGCTTATCAGTATTATTTCCAAAAAGGTATGGAATGAGATAAGGTTTAATGAAGGTTTGAAAGGTATTGATTGGCAATTCACACAATCAGTTCTTGATAAAGGATTTCCTATATATATCATGCAGGGGCTTTACGTCTTCCACCTCTATAGATTAGGTGATGGCGGCGTTTATTACACAAAACATTTAGATTGTTAATTACTAATTGTTAATTGCTTTATGAACATTTATGAGGAATACGGATTTTCGGATCATGATTTTAAAAAGCTATTTGTTCCTATTTATGATATTAAGCCTGATTACAAAAAACATTTACCTTTACTTAGCAAGTATGATGAATTTTCCAAAACGGATGAAAAAATAGATTTTGACACATTATTCAGATACATAGTTCTTGCATTTGATATTAATTCTCCTATTCGTTATGTTTACAAAACAATACTTGAGCAACGTGTAAAGGCTGCATTGATAGCTGGATTTACTGTTAACAAATCTGGCAAGTTTCCTAAAAATATAGAACAGATATTATTATGTGAAAATGCCTGTGTTAATCGAATGATAGTTAGGTATATTACTATGATTAACAATGAGGATTATTCAACACTTATAGCCTATTCGGAGGCGTTGCGTAAACAACAGGAAAAGATATTAGCGGGAGATGTTGATCAAGAAAAGACTAAGGACATGATCTTTAACATTAATACGCTTAAAAATTCCATCAAAGAGTTAAAAGAGGTTCTTTTAGGCGAATCTCACGATCTGCATCGAACACTTTATGAATTTGTTGATTCATCTATTCTTGGGATATCGCCCGAAGAGATTGCCTCTTTATATGACTTTACAGTTTGAAAATGAGTAAACAGTTTAAATATCAACCTGCCGATAAATATATTGACTTTAATAAGGAAGATGACACACTTAAAACTATTAGGGTTTATCTGCCTAAGCAGCCTGATGAAAAACTTATTGATGGTTATGGTTTACCCCCCAAAGAACAACGATGGCATGCCCCTCAATTACCTGTAAAACTGAAACAGTTACTTTCTAAACATAATACGCTTGAGGAACTAAATAATGCTATTTACAATAACCAGCATGAATATTCAAAAGAGATAGAATGGATAAAAAGAGAATGGGATAGGCGTCTTAACGGTTATTGGTTTTTTAACAATGGTAAAGCCACCTATATGGATGGTTGGCATTATTTTTATTGTGGCTATTGGCATTTGGATATCGGTCTCCCTGATTATCGCTACAGAGATTATCTATGGTTTCATTTTGCCAGATTTTGTTATACCGACACAAAATTACCTAACGGTGTTTGTCTTGGTCGCAGATTGTGTTACGGATTTAATTATCCCAAACATCGTCGGGAGGGAGCTACATACAAGGCACAATGTATAAATTATGAAATTATCTCCCGCACACTCAATGCTCATGGGGGAATACAGTCTATGGATGGTCCGTCAAGTAAAACTGTATTTTTAGATAAGTTAGTACCTCCCTGGCAAAAGATGGCATTCTTTTTCAAACCCAGATATACCGGTAATTCCGATCCTAAAACAAGGCTGTATTTCGATCAAATCGCAGTAAGCGCTTCTGCCAAAGGTGGAGTTGCTAATATAGATATCGGCCTGCAATCCAAAATCACTTACGCCTCATCAGCCAATCGTGGAGCATATGACGGAGATAAATTAATGTTCTATCATGATGATGAAACAGGTAAATGCCTTGAGGAGAATGTTTACGCCAGACACATGGTTACTAAAAAATGTTTGAGCCAAGCTAATGGACGTATTATACATGGCCTTACCATCAAAACTTCAACTGTAGGAGGAATGATTAAAGAAGGAGGACAGAATTTTTATAAACTATGTAAAGATTCTATGTGGGAAGAACGTAATGATAATGGAGAAACCATAACAGGTCTTTATAACCTTTTTATTCCTGCCTATGTATGCTTGGACGGTTTTATAGACATTTATGGTAACCCTGTTATTGATGATCCTACAGAAGATGACCTTTGGCGAATACCATATCCTACAAGAGATGTAAATGGCAAACTCATCGGCGCAAAAACATATCTTGATAACGCAAGGAAGGCATACATGAAAGAAGATAACCATGATGCGCAAACAAATTTTGAAGAAGAAGTACGAATGTTCCCTACATCCTTTAACGAATGCTTTATTTCAGAAGGCGGCGTTTCAGGCCTTCCTATACATAAAATTACTAAACGAATAAAAGAACTTCAATTCGCTACCAATTCGTCTCTTGGTATCGAAATAGGCAACTTTAAATGGTTAAATGATCGCAAAGACGGAACGGTAATTTTTGAAAAAACAAGTAATGGACGCTTTAAAGTATCATTACTACCGGTAATAAATAACCGTAAAGAAAAAATCTCTATCTGGGATGTTACAGGTATGATTAATACTTACAAACCATCTGGGGTAATAAAATTCGTCTCTTCAGCAGATCCCTATCAATTCCTAAAAACGGAAAACAGAAGACTTTCTATGGGAGCAGGTTCTACATTCATGCTGAGAGACGAAGAAATAGACCCCGATGAAAAACATGTTGACCTGTGGGAGACATATCGAACAGTATGTACATATGTTTACCGCCCTGAAGATCCCGACGACTTCGCTGAAGATATGCTAATGATGTGCGTCTATTACGAATCAATGATGTACCCTGAAATAAATATTGACTTGATATGGAAATACTTTAGACGTAGAGGATACTTAGGTTATCTTCTGCACGGATACGATACCTCTGGCGTAAAACGTAATACGCCTGGATTCTATAATAGAGGAGCAGTGGCACAAAACATATTTAGCTCACATAAAAGATACCTGGAAACACACTGCAATAGAATAAAACATATTGAAGTGTTGGAAGAATGTAAAGCCATTAAAGGAATAGAAGACCTGACTAATAGAGACCTCTTTGTTGCCGTTGCAGGTACATACATGGCAGCAGACCAGATACTCTATGAACCATTTAATAGAAAAATACAAAACAAATATACAATTAACGACTTCTTTAATATTAAATCATACTAAATTGATATGTGAAAATGCAACTTTTAATCATTCTAAATAATTGTGTAATTTATTGATAATCATACGTACTTAGACAGATTAACAATATGTTTAAAAAAATATTCATTAAAAACTTGTTTTTTTAAAAATTATATTATTACTTTTGCAATGTGGGTTTTTTAATTATTTGTGTTAATGAAGGGAACGGGAATAAAACCCCGTTCCATTTTTTTAGGGAAAAAGTTTTTTGATTTTTTTAAGTATTCACTAAAAGAAAACGCTTAAGAGATGGAGAAAAACAAGTATGTTATTGGATTGAGCAACATTGATAATATAGCAGATGAGGTAGTAAAATTATTTTACGAACCTGCTGTTATAAGTTCGGTTTGCACTTGCACAAAAGTTCGTGAAACACCAATGATTAATGGCAAGTACATCTGCTCAATTTGTAACAAACCTATTTTGCAAACCGAACTTATAATGATTCAATTATTGCCGCAGTAACGGTTTAAAAGCACAAAAGTTAAATTTTAAAACCAAAGTATATGAATAGCACAAACGTTCAAAATAGCACTTTCCCCGCCATTGTCAGCAATAATGTGTCACCAGCAATTAGTTGGTATAAATCATTATCGCTTAATCAGAAAATGGCACTCAAAGAAGTATCAGAATTAATTTGTGGTATAAAATGGGAAGATTTTAATATCCTGTTTTCACCACGAGAAAGGTTCGAAATATTACATAACAAATTAATGATGGAAGGTTTCGATGTCTAATTGCCCATAACGTTAAGGTGCTTGGCGATAGTGCGAGGTAACGAGCATTTTGCCAAACACGTGTTATATGAAGTGCCGACTTATTTAGCAGAATTTTGAATTGAAACACTAAACAGAAAAACAAAAAGAAAAAAGCGATGGCGAAAATAAATTTTTATAATATTGATTGCATTGAGTTTATGAAAACTAAACCCGATAAGCATTATGACCTTGCGATAGTTGACCCACCATACGGTATTAACTTTGCAAAAACGCATACAGGTAAAGGATGGACAGTAAGGGAAAGTAAAGACTGGGATAAGGAAATACCACCACCCGAATACTGGGAGCAACTCTTTAGAATATCTAAAAATCAAATCGTGTGGGGGGGCAACTATATGACGGAGTTTTTACCGCCTTCAATGGGGTGGATATTTTGGGATAAAGGACAAAGGGATTTTAGTTTAGCTGACGGGGAATTAGCGTGGACGAGCTTTAATAAAGCGTTGCGTGTTTATGAATACAGCAGGGCTAAACTAAATAACAATAGAGGTGGTTTACACCCCACAGAAAAGCCCATTGACCTTTACCGTTGGATATTGCAAAAATATGCGAAGGAAGGCGATAAAATACTTGATACACACGGAGGTAGTATGACAATAGCACACGCTTGTGATAAGGAAGGATTTGATTTAGATATTTGTGAACTTGACAAAGAATACTTTGAAGTTGGATTAAAGAGATATAATGAATACAAACAACAACTTACAATGTTTTAAAAGTGCGGTGGCTTTTTTCTTTTTGTTTTTCCTTAACGGATTTTCAATTGGAAACGGTCAGCAAGGCATTTCATATAACGGTAGGCGTATATGCGCTCGTTTCAATGGCGCATATACGCTGTTAGGTGTCTGGTTTTATTTTAATTTTTAGCGTGGGCAATTTATGATTTTAAGAAGATTAGGAAACAAAAGCAAAATAGCGGAAATGATACAAACTAAATTTCCTGAACATAAGGTTTATGTAGAGCCTTTTTTTGGAGCAGGTGGAATGTTTTTTAATAAACGTAAAGCCAAGTATAACATCGTGAATGATTACGATAATGATGTATTTAACCTGTTTAATGTAATAATGCACAGAAAAGACGATTTTATTGAAGCCTTTATTAAAATGCCTGTTCACGAAGGATTATTAAAGCATTGGAAACAGAACAAGGAAACAGATGAAATATTAAAGGCTTTGCGTTTTATATTCCTTTCAAATTTCACTTATTTAGGCAAAGGAACAACTATGTGTTTTGGAACTGAAAACCCTAAAAGCATTATATTAAAAAACATTGATGCGACTCAAAAGTATCTTGAAAACGTGCAGTTTGCAAACCGTGATTTTAGAAGTTTTTTTGAACAACTTCGAGAACGAAATTCAGATGATACTTTTATTTACTGCGACCCGCCATATTTGGGTACTGATGATAATTATGAAACTTCATTTACAGAACAGGATAGTGAAGACCTTTTTAATTTGCTTATGCAGTCAAAATGCAAGTTTGCAGTAAGTGAGTTTGACCACCCATTTATACTTGAACAGGCTCAAAAAAAAGGACTTAATACAATAATAATTGGGGAAAGACAGAACCTAAAAAATAGACGAACTGAAATATTAATAACGAACTATGAACAACAACCAACTCTCTTTTCCTAACGGTTTTGAAAAAACCGAAGTTCGGTGGGAAAAAATTAAAATAAAACTTGCACCTAACAAGGCAGGTTACGAAGGTTTTATCCGTAAAAGGCACGAAAAAGATAGTTGGAGCAAAGGCAGAAACATTGAATATGGAGGTGAAGCGGAAGCGGATTTTATGCCCGAAGCCGAATATCAGGAACAACTTTAAAGGTGGCGAAGTCATTTGGACTTAAATACTTTGGTAGCGAAATAAATTCAAACTATTGTCGGTTAGCTAACGAAACTTTGAATGGAACGCTGTTTTAGCATTACGCTTACCGGCTGACGTTATAGGGCGTTCATTTTTAATCAAAATGCATGGAGAATATTGTTTTGGTGGCGGTTGGTTTTTAGTGGTTGCAGTTTTGCCAACTGGTCAAATATCAAACCACTACGAATTGAAGGATTGGGATTTATTAAACATTTAATTTCTATTTTATAATCATTCTAAATAATGGTGTAACTTATTGATAATCATACGTACTTAGACAGATTAACAATATGTTTGAAAAAATGTTTAAAAAAATATTCATTAAAAATTTGTTTTTTTAAAAATTATATTATCTTTGTAACGTAATTTTTTTCATGGGTCTAAATGTTAGTTGAATAAAGGGAATGGAAATAAAATTCGTTCCCTTTTTTTAGGGAAAAAGTTCTTTTGTGAACTACTACTTAGCTAAAGACAAATGTGTAGTTCACAATCCAAATTACGTAAACGGGAGATAATCAAGTTTTTGGGATAATATTTTTCAATCATGGGTAGTTTGTTAAGGCTTTGCAAAATATATGGTTCGATTGAGATTTGCGATTCAAGTGGTAAAAGAGTAGTTTGGTTTTGGGATTACAAACAAGACAAACCGAGATTAAGGTGCGAAATGACAAAGGAAGAAATTGCAGAAAGCGAAAAGGCAAAGTGGCAACACATTAAGTCTCAAAAAAAATGAAACTAAAACATTTATGTACAGGTCAACATGATTTTAAAAAATCAAATTAGTAATTAATTACTTAATTTTGCTGATTACTTAAAAAGTAAGTACATCGGTAATGTATTTTTCAGAAAAATATAATAGGTCATTTTTCAGGCCTACTTGCGACATTGATCCAAAACAAAAAGCCAGTGATCCTAACTGGAGCAGGTCAATGGTAGAGTACATATACTCACAATACATGATGGGTAACTGCGCCATTACAAAAAATGATGTAGAACGTTTTAATGTAAATCTATCATATGCAAAAGGGAGGCAAGATACTTCCATATACAAGGACATGATATTGGACGAGTATAAAGGAAGCAGCAAAAGCCCTAAATATTCTGAGGGAGGAGACAGCTTTAATCCACCTAAAACAAAAAAAGCGAGACAGGGGTGGGTATCAATAAATTTCGACAATGTGTTTTCTCCTATGCCAAAATACATAAATACTATAATAGGTATTATGGAAGGGCAAGAGCATAACATACATGTTAGCGCTATTGATGAACATTCGGCTGAACTTAGGGATGAGCTTAAGTACAAAAGATATGTTCAAGGAAAATACATGAATAAACTGGCAATTATAGATAACTTGATGGGAATAGAGCATCAGGAGGAAAATATAATTTATCCCTCAAGTATTGAGGAGCTTCGTATGTTTGAGGAGATGGGGGAGTTTAAACTGACATACGAGATTGGAATACAAAGAGCGGTTGATCATACGATGAAAGCATCTGGGGATAAAAAAATAAAAACCAATATTATAAAAGATGCTGTTACCTTTGGGATAGCATCAACTATGGATTATTTTGATTATGATATAGGCGAGGTAAGGGCTAAACATTTGGACGTGCGTTCATTGATTGTGGAAAAAAGCAAAGAGGATGATTTTAGTGATGCATCGTTTTGGGCGTACATAGACTACATAAATATTGCGCAACTAAAGAGCGAAACGGGGCTTAAAGATGATGAGTTGTTTGCCGTTGCAGGGAACTTTTTTGGTAAATTAGGTAATATGACAGCATACGATATGAGGGTAGATAATAGTGGTTCTTATGACTATTACGCCTGCAAAGTACCTGTGCTTGTAGCATATTGGATAAGCAATGACAGTGTTTATCATACCACCCGCAATGTAAAAGGTGTTGATGTTGATTTTGTTGAACCTTACAGAGCAAATAAGGGCGGGGCTGTAAAGTTACCAAGAGTGTATGATACGGAAGGAAAGAAAACTACAAAGACGACGTCGCAAAGCCTCTATAGTTGCAAGTGGATTGTTGATACAGATGTTGTTTATAATATCGGTAAGGCACATGATGTAGCCTTCGACTATGAAGGTAAAAAAGTGGAATCGCCAATAAGGGTTTATAAAATTGATGGGATGCCAATGGTAGAAAATTGCATACCTATTGTTGATCAGATCGCCCTTACATATTATAGATTACAAAATGGTATCGCCAAAGCCCCTCCACCAGGCCTAAAGATAGAATATAATTCTATGCTTGGGATGACTTTTGAGGATGATGATGAATGGAAGCCGTTAGATGGATTAAGGTTATACACGCAGTCCGGACATATCATATTTAATGCCTCCCCATCAGGGGTTGAGTTGCCACCTAACATGCCAGACCCTATTCAGGAACTTAAAGGCGGGTTAGGTACGGTGATAAAAGATGCTGCTGATAGCCTTGCTTTGGCTTATCAACAATTGATGGAAATAACAGGAATAGATAGGCTTAGCGCAAGCTCTATTAGCCCCTCCAGAGATCAAGGAAAATATGTGACAGAGGTAGCTGTGGCTGCAACAACAAATGCACTTAGACCTATATATTCTTGCTATCTTTCTATGAAAGAACAGTTGGCAAGAAGCATTGCACTACGTGTGCAGGCTGTAATAGTAGGTAGAGATGATACAAAATACCATCGGATATTAGGCGATGCCGCTGTGGAAGCATTAAGGGCTGGTGGCTTCTTTCCTCCAATATCGTTAGGCGTACATCTTGTTGCTATGCCTGATGAGGTAATGAAAAATGCAGTGAGGGAAGCTGCGATGGCTGCACTCGCTGGAGGAAAGAACGGAATACCGGCACTCTCCTATAGCGAGTATCTGTTTATTATTGAACAGCTTAATACTAATGCAGGATTATACTATGCAAGAGTTTATATAGCAAGAAAAGAAGCAGAAACACAAATGCAGGCACAACAGAGAGCCGAAAGCTCTCAAAAACTTCTTAGCCAAGAAACTATGCGGCAAAATGAACAGAAAGCAAAACAGGAACTTGATAAGTTGAATCAACAAAAAAATAATGAAATAGAACTTTTAAACGTTAAAAGCAAACTTGAAAAAGAAATGGAAATGCTAAGGCATGAAAATAAGATGAAAGAATTGGAAATAATAAATCAAAATAATATTAATAAAGAATGACAATGAATGACAGTTTAATAGATCAAATGTTTGAAAGTGCGCTTGGAATAAGCAAGCCTAATGAACAACAGACTGTGCAACAGACTGAACAACAGACTGAACAACAGACTGAACAACAGACTGTGCAACAGACTGAACAACAGACTGTGCAACAGACTGTGCAACAGACTGTGCAACAGACTGAACAACAGACTGAACAACAGACTGTTGTTAATAAAGAACCCATTAAGGGTGAGGATGTAAAAGAAAAGTCTGTAGAAAAATTGAAGGACAAAAAGGGAGAGGTTAGTTTTTTAGAGAGGAACTTTCCTAAAGAAGAAAACTTTAAGACTTTAGAAGAAGAAAATAAAAGGCTTAAAGAGGATTATAATAAGTTACGTAATTCTATGTTAGGATTTGAAGAAGGTATTAATCCTGATTATCTTAGATTACATAAGATAGAAAAAGATAATCCAAAGCTGGCAAGTGTATATAAAAGGTTACTGTTAGGTAATCTTACGAGTAAGGAATATCTTATGATGTCTATGGTAATGAATGATCCTGACCTTGCTGAAGATAAAGAAATGCTTAACATGCTGTTGGAGGAGAAATATCCAGGTTTGTTTGACGAGTATTCTGAACCGGAATCAAAAGAATATAAGAAAAGCATGAAACTCTTTGAATATGATGCGAAAAAGGCAGAACAAATGTTACGACAGGAGTTTGAGAAGATAGAAGTTCCTAAATTTAAAGATAATGATGTAAAAGATAAAACCAACAAGGTATTTGAAACATGGAGGGATTTTGATTTTTCTAATAAGGATTTAACGACAGTGAATGTTTCATTGTCGGGGGATAAAGAAGGGGAGACTGTTCCTTTCATGGATATTGAAATACCTGAAAAGGAAAGAGATAGGTATTTAAAGGCTGCGCTTGTCTATATGATTGAAAGAGGTATAGAGAATGGGAAGGATAGTGGAGATATGTTGAAAAAGTTAGTAACAGGGATGTGGATAGGTGAGAACCTAAACACATATAACCGACTTGTTATTGAACAGCGGATGAGGATGAGCGACCGTGAGTGGCGGAAGTTTATTCATCATCCTAAAGAACAGAAAACAAATATAAGCACTTCTGAAAAAGACCTTATCGAAACCATGTTTGATGAAATAAGGTAGTTGACAAACAAATGTATTTTTAATTATTAACTAAAAATTTATTTCAAAATGCCAATTTTAAGTAATGTAAATTATAATCAGGCTGCTACCGGCACTTATCCTCGTTCTGGGATATTAACAGAGCAGCTTGTCTCCTTATATGATATTGTAGAGGAGAAACATATGCCTCAACTTATTTCCCGTTACGGTAAACAATATGCAAACTTTATGATGTTGTTTCGTTCAATGGGGCGTGAAGAGCCTATTACTGCTACAGAGTACACGGCTCATGAGGAAAACCGTATTCATGCGAGCATAAAAGTTAAGAATGATGCTACGCAAAATACTGAAAAAGCATCAGTAGATGTTGTTAATGATGCAGACTATATGTATGCTCGTGTTGGGGATATAATAACATTGCCACGTTATAAAGGGGCAACAAATTGGGGCAAGCAAGCCATCGTTACCGCTATTGATGCGGCTAATAAGAAAATAACGATGAAGCCGGTAACGGATTATGCCTTTAAAACTATACCGGCCGGAACAATACTTGCTATAACAAACGGAGCGTTTGGTGCAGGTACAGGACAACCTCCAGGTACAATTGTCGGCGTTACTCCGAGACAGTTTCAGGCTCAAATCTTTAAGGAATCTGTTGGCCTTCAAGGATCTGAGTTTGTGAAAGAAAAATGGTTTAAAGTTATTGATGATGGGCGATCATTGCCAAAATGGTACACTACTGGGCTTGGTCGTGCTGAATATCTGTTAAGTCTTAAGATGGATGGTGCATTTACAATGGGAGATCATAACCATTCAGGCTTGACAACGATCGCTAATGACGGATCAACCGTTGAGGTGATGACCACAAAAGGGATGATTCCCTGGATCCAAGAATTAGGTACAACGGCAGATGTAGATGGCGGCTTTAGCAAAGATGTACTAAATGAGACAGCCTTATATATGAAACGTCAAGGGGTCGAATCAGGATTAGCCCTGTGTATATTAGGGGATAGACTTATGCAATCTGTGGAAGGTGAAATTTTAGATAATTTGGAAAACACAGGCGTTGATTATACAAAGGTGGAGAATACTGTGTTTAGAGGTAATCGTGAACTTTCAATATCATGGAATTTCAAGGTTATTACCACAGGAGGGATGACAACAATATTTCATGTCCACGATAACTGGAGTAACCCTGTTGGGTTCGATAGCGCCGACCTTGAGTTGTCGGAATGTGGTATCATGCTCCCGCTTACAAATGTTAAAGACCCTAAAACAGGTATTCAAATGCCTAACGTCGGATTAAAATATCTGGCCAAAGACGGATATTCAAGACGTATGGAAACATGGTCGGTGAAAGGCGCTGGAGGCGGTCTTTATGTAAGCGATGTTGATAGAGCAGATTTCTATTTGAGAGCGCACTATATGTTTACATTTGTAAAAGCTAACCAGGCAATATTTTTATCACCTGGCGTTGGTGGTTCATTAAGTTAATGGTAATAAGAGGAGGAAATTCCTCCTCTTAATTTTTTTTATTAATTAAATATTAAAAGTACATGTTATTAATCAATGATGTTAAGCTCTCTATGTTACCAAAGAATGATAAGTTTGTTATCATTTATGATAACGTTAGACGGGCAATGATGGAGCAGTATGGGAAGACCATTGTGTTGGATTTCCCGCCGGACAAAATAAAAAGTGTTTACACTGCAAATGCAGGTATGCTCATGGAGACACCTGCGGGGTATCTTCAAAAAGCGTACAAGAGGTATGTTACAGCAAGGGAAGAATATGAGGTTAGGTATTATGTAAGCCAGAGGCAGGCCAGAAATGGTGTTGTAAGATATAATCCTGTTTATATCAACTTTAATGGCAAAATGCCTTTGGACATCAAATCACAGTTTGATCTTATCTTTTTTATGCTTTTCGTGTCTCCTATGTGTGGAGAACTTGGTGAAGGGCTAAGGGAGTATCAAAATCTTCAAAGGGGGGATATTGTTCATTATGTGTTGTATGATGAGGCCAAAGAAGCCACTGATGAAATAAATCTTGTAAGATTGACATCAGAAATCGAGGCGTTAATCACGTCTGACACTATTGGTCTTTCACACAATATGTTGCGGCAATTTGCTATCGGGTACGGTCTTATTGATCCGTTTAAAGAGGTACATGTTGATACGATAAGAAAATTGTTGTTGAGCTATCTTCTTGTTAGAGATAGCGCAGGGCGTATAGATTCTAAGAGGGTACTTGCCTTTAAAAATGATTATAAAGCTGAAGATCGTCTGAA